CAAGATTATGTTGCTATCACAAACGAAATTAATACTGAATTTGACGACAACAAACAACCTAATGAACAAAAAGATGTTTTTATCAACGATCCTACTGCTTTTATATCTGTTAATCAAGCCGGAGATTATTTAGCCGGTATTCTTTGGAATGTCAACGGCGTTACTCTTGAACCTTCTAAATACATAAAAGATAAAGCTCAAGGTGCTGACTTTTCTCAATTCTATAAAAAAGCTACTGAAATTTTTCTTGAACAAATGAACGCAACTGATGCAGGGTTTCAGTCAATATTGCGTTCAACTTGCTATGAACAGGTAAGTTACGGAACTTCCGGTATCGGTACTTTTAAATCTAAAGAGTTTGAAAATAACCAGTCTGAATGTTGTCTGACTTTTAAACCCTTCGGCGTTTGGAACTCTTGTATCGATGAAGGCGCTAATAATAAAATTGATGTCGTTTATACAATATACCACTGGCGTTTAAATCAAATCATTGAAGAATTTTGTTATGAAAACGGCTCTTTCTCCGAAGAACTTAAAAACAATTTGCCAGAAGATATGCAAAGAGCTATTGAAGCTAACAAGTTTAATCAAAAATTTAAAATAATTTTTGGCATTCTTCCCAACAACTCTTTCTTAATGGGTAAACGCGGTAAAAACGGTGCAAGATACAAAGGCTACTGGTTTGTTGAAAATTCTGACAGTAAAGTTTTCAAAGTGGATTATTTTAACAAATTGCCCATTTCTATGGGTAGAGCTATTCGCGTTAATAATCAGGTTTATGGTGAAAGTTCAGGCACTCTTGCAATTTCATCAATTAAAATGCTTAATCATATAGCCGGTAATACTGTTGACAATATTGAAAAAACTACGGATCCGGCTCTTGGTATTATTTCAGGTGCGCTTGTTGCCGGTAATGTATTTAACCGTTCTGCCGGTTCGGTTACAACGTTCAACCCTCAAGCTCAAGCTAACGGTCAAAGTCCTGTATTCCCGATTTCACAAGTCGGTGATATTTCAGCAGTTGTTAATTTCTTAATCCCTGAACTTAAAAAAGATATTGTGAATATTTTCAAAATAGATCAGCTTCTTGATTTTAATAATCAAACTCAAATGACTGCAACTGAATCAAGTTACAGAATGTCTATCAGAGGTAAGTCTATTAACGGTCTTTTAACTCAAGAAAAAACTGAAATTATTGAACCAACTTGTCACAGAGCTATTTCTATTATTACTGACTGCGGACTGTTCGGTAAAACTTTTGACGAAGTTCAAGAACTACCTGAAGATACTGAAGAAGAAATTGCATACAAACAAAAACTTCTTAAAGAAGGTGATTTTATTCCTCAAATTATCTCCGATGCAATTAAAAATAATAAAATGTGGTATAAATTAAAATTCAACGGTGAACTTGAAAAACTTTGCAACGCTGAAATCTATGAAGCAATAGGAAGATTTTTACAATATCTCAATGCTGTTCTTCAAATTAAACCTGAACTTATTCACGCAATAAATGCTTATGAATTCTTGGATTTGCTTAAATCTGTTTCTAATCTCGTAAACGATAACTTGATTAAAAACAAATATGACTATGAAGAACTTCTGGCAAAAATGGAAGAACAACAACAAGCTCAAGCTGAACAACAACAAACTCTACAAATGGCAATGGCTATGAAAAATATGGCAGGCGCTAACAAAGATAACGCTATTGCTCAAACTCAAGGGGCTTTTTATGCAAACGAACAGTAAAGTTGATGAACTTTTAAAAAAACAAAAAGAAGCTGAAGAAAAACAAAAAAAAGAACTTGAAGATTTGAAACTTGTCTGCAAAGAAATCTTCTCTGACGTTAACGGTAAGTTCTTTCTTAAGTATTTGAAACGGTTATGTCTTTGGTCTGAACAAGATTTAAACATTAACAACGATATACTTATTTACAAAAAAGGCAGACGCGATATTTGGACAATTATCAGAAACGTCTTACCAAAAGATGTTCTTGCCCAAATTGAAATATATAGTGAAGACGAAATTTAAGGAGTAATTTTTAGTATGATAGATGAAAACTTACAAAATGACGGACAGGATTTTAACAGTAATGTTAATGATGAAGGTGGTGGTTCTCAAAACTCTGATTTTGCAATACCTGATGAATACAAAGATAAAGGCTGGACTAAATTCTTTGACGGTAAATCAGGTGACGATTTAAAAAGTGAATTGTTCAGAAGTTATGATAATTCTCAAACTCTTATCGGTAAAAAAGTTGAAGATTATATTAAAACAACTGATTTAAAAAGTTTGGATAACTACGAAGAAATTAAAGAAGCTCTGACTAAACAACTGGGTTTGCAAGTTGAAGTTCCTGAAAATGCAGAAGGCTACGCTTTTAATGATATTTTGAAAAATGACGACGGCTCGCTTGAATATGAATACCCTGAAGAAGCTTTAGGCTTTTTTGGTGATAAATTTAAAGAGTTGGGATTGACTAAAGAACAAGGTCAAGGTCTTTTGAAAACTTATACAGATTTTGAAATTAAAGAGTTTCAGAAATTTACCGATGCCGACGATTTAGAAAATAACATTAACAATATGTTTGGCAATAATCAACAGCAAAGAAAAACGGTTGAAGGTTTGCTTAAAGAGTTTTTACCTCAAGAAGATCAGGATTTTCTTCAAAAAACAGCACCTAACTACACAATAGAAATGTTCTATCGTGTCGCTAAAGGTTTGGTTGATAAGTATGGTTATAAAGAAAGTTCAGCTAATTCTTCTAACCCTGCAAAAATCAGAATGTCTGAAGCAGACAGAAATGCTGAATATGACAGACTTTATAACCGTCTTCTTGAACTCGATAATTCACCTAATCAAAAAGTCGGTGAACGCGATGAGATTGTTAAAAAAATGCAAGCTCTGTTTAATTAATACAATGGTTATTACAATATAAATTTGAAAGGATTATTTTATGGCAGAATATTTATACAAAGTTGAGGGTATCTATGAAACAGATAAAGGTTCGGGTAAGGATTATACACCTTTTAATTTTGAATTGAAATTATCTCGTTTCTATCCTGAAGGCGCTGGCTCTCATATCTTAAGAAGATTTTTACCTGTACTTATCAGAAAACAAAAAAATAAACCCCTTTTATCAGGAATTCGCAGCTGGCTTATTACAGACGTACAAAAAATTAGTGATGAATTTCCTCTTGCCGGTAAAGAAATTTCTGAAATGAATGAACAACAAATACAAGAACTTGCTTGTATGTATGACATCTTTGAAATACCTCTGCCAAATACAATGTCAATAACTGAACTTCGTTACAAAGCTATTGAAGCCTATATGAAAAAGGTTTTGAAAATTCCTATGAAAACTCCTGAAGAACAAGAAAAACTATCGTTCTTTAAACGTCAACCTGACGGAACGTTAAAACTGGATTTAGGAAATGAAAAACTAGTTGTTGACATTGTAGATAATTATCTTGGTAAAAAACAAGTGATTAAAAAGAAATCACTGTCAGATTTTATCAAGACTAACGAAGAAACTTCTGACAGTGGAATTATTACTTCAACAAGTAATTTTGATGATGAAGAACCAATTGGTGAATTTAATGACCAATTCCCATCATCTGATGAACTGGCTCAAGTTTAATTCATTTACAGCACTATTGTGCAAATCTTATCGTTAAGTTTGAACAAGCTCCGGCACTCAATTCTTAACAAAATTATTTTGAAGAAAATCTGTTTTCTATCTTTTGATTACAAACAGGCAATTTCGGAAAAGTAAATGTTGTATTACTCATACACTTTCACAATTTCCGAAAGTGTATCTAAAAAAAAAGAAAGGAAACGGGATTATGACAGTTATTACAAGTCCAAATTTAGACCACGCGTCTTTATTATTATTTGAAAAAAACTTTGAAAGATTAGCAGCTAATAAAGATACTAAACTTTTAAATTGTCCGGCTATTAAACACATGGACATTAAAGGTATTTCTAATATCTCTCGTATTGAAGGCAATGACCTTGTTGATGTTACTGCTTCAGGCAGAAACCCTTCTAAACAATACTTGACTATCAGAAACGATAACAGAAAATCTGTTGCTAAAAGATTTACAGGTACTTATCTTGTAGATTCTTACGACAGAGCTGTTAAACTTATTACGGATCCGATGTCGGATTTGTACCAAAACTTGAAAGAAGCTAAAAGCAGATTAACTGATAAATGTATTATTGATGCTGCTGTCGGTTCTGTTACAGTCGGTGCTCCTGACGGTGCCGGTACTGTTTTAACAGCTGCTCAAGACGGCGTTGTTACTATCAATGGTACTTCTAACTTTAACTACGCAACAGTTATTTCTCCGGCTATTACTCAATTTAAAAATAACTATATTGAAACTGACGGAATAACTCTTGCTATATCTGCAACTGAAGAAGAAGCTTTACGTAATGATGATAAATATATGAACGCTTTGTATTCTAATCAACACGTTGTTGATAAGGGTACTATCACAAACGCTTCAGGATTTAACGTTGTTACTTTTGCAGGTAACGTTCAAGGTGGTTCAACTGTTGACTTACCTATTCTTCCTGAATCTACCGGCAACGTTCGTTCTAACGTTCTTATGGCTCCTAAATCAATAGCTTTCGCAGTTGAAATCGGAAGACTTGATTGCGAACGCTCTGCTACCCATGTTAATTCTTGGGAAGTTACAATTGATATGTGGGTTAAAGCTGTTAGACTTCAAGGTTCTAAAGTTATTATCCTGTCTTCTACTATG